AGTCGGAGAAGCAACTTTTTCGGCGGGTGCTGTTGGTGCTTATGGTTCGATTGCGGCACGCAGGGTTCGTTAATGCAACTACTTAAAGAGACACTATTTCTGCTTCTTGCCTTCTTGGATGCAGAATTTACCAAAAGGCGATTGTCTGAACTTGGACTTGATGCGGAATTGAATCCGTTTATTAGGTGGCTTGGCAGCAGAATTGGAGTCGAAACAGGTGTTGATTTAGGTATAATCCTTCCAACCGGGGGTCTAGCGATCCTCGGTTGGTTCTTCCCCGAACTGCTGACCTTTATGATCGGTGTTCGGTTCTGTTTGTTTTTGTTCCAGCAAAGGTCAAGGTATGGAAACTAAGCTAATGGATTTAGATGCTCCCGTAGCTCCAGAGGGAGAGCAAGTAGAGGCAAAAGATGTTTCGCGCCTTGGCGACGGAGTAAGTGATATGCTCGGTCCTGTTGTTGTAGGCGGACGAGGGGGCGCAGATTGTTTTTGGTCCGAACGTACGGTGCAGGCTGGTGTTAAGGACCCTCAGGTGGAATGGCCTTCGCTTGATGCTGGATTTGTTCCGCAGAAGAGGCCTTGGTAAATGGCACTAACAGATACACAAAAAACAGAGATGCTCTCGGAGCTTTTTAACTCTGAAAAGGTGAATGTAACTTGCTCTAAACATGTTTATTTTGGTCCGGTGAAGGGTAAGCCAGAGATTCAACCTGCTCTGGGATGTCCTAATTGCTGGAAGGTGTTCTTCATATGTGAGATGGCGAGTACGCCCCCAGATGAAAGACGCCAGAAACTCGACGAAATCGAGGAAGTTCTACACAAGATGGTTGAAATGGTAATTGCCGGTACGTGGGATTTGGAGCTTTACCCACATGCCAAAATCGAAATAGGTGAGGAGTAAGATGGCTGTTTTTACATTTGTTCCAGTAGCGCCCGCTGGTAATGGAACCAACACAAACAACATTTATAACGCCACGCTGGGCGCTGGAGCTAATTCAGCAAATCTTACCCCAGGCGTTGACGCAATTGTTCGGATTGCTTGTAGCGCCGCAATTGCGATCAGATTTGGCCAGTCAGCAGCGTTGACCAATGCGGTCGCAACTGACATGTATTTTCCAGCAGGCGTGTATATCTATGATATGGGACATCTCAATGACGCGCTGAATATCTACGCGTTTGGTGCGGGTACGATTATCACGTTGAGTTATGTACCAAGGAACTAAGGGATAAAGAATGGACTTCGGGCCTGTACAATTCTCTGGAGATCGTGTAGCGCAAGCGCGTCGAACACTCGATCGTATGTGGACGTATCGCCGACAGTTTGATCAAAGGCGGGCTATTTTCTATAGACAGTACGTTTCCCAGCGCGATGCACAGAAGTTTCCAGACAACACAACTAATAGAGCCAATACATTTATTCCGTACCCTTTCTCCAACGTCGAAACTGTTGTTTCGCGTGTAGATGATGGGTTTTTCTCATTTTATCCGTGGTTTGAAGTTGCTGGTGTTACTGAACAAGATGACCATTCTGCAGAGGCAATGCAGCTTGTCCTAGACAAGAAACTAACGCAAGCAGGTTTTAAGAGTGCCTTCGAGGCGCTTGTTCGTAACGTTGCTATTTATGGCTTTGGTGGCCTTAAAGTTGATTGGAACTGGGATTTCAGGACGCTTACAAAGCCGGTTCCAACGTTTGCAATGCAAAATGGACAGCCTGTTCCCGATCCTAATACAGGTCAGCCCATCGTCATTGGGTATCACCCACAGACCTTTCAGGTTCCTGCAGCCTGCCCGCGCATCACCGCAATCGACATCTACGATCTACTTGTAGACCCTGATGGTGGAATTGCAGCATGTTTGACTGAAAAGACCCTTGGTGAGCTTCAACGTTACTGTCAAGCATATAAAGCCTCAACCGGCCAGGACTATTTCTACCCAGAAGCTGTTGCAGAACTAACTCGTCTAATTACTGAAGCTTATCCAGAGGCCCCCGAGTCCGTTCTAGTTCGTTACGCTGAAATGTGGGATGAAGCGGCAGGCACTTGCACAACCCTCACTTTTGGCGAAGACAAAGACGCAATCGCGTGGAAGGACCTCCGGGCCAGTTATCGCGCGACAGCTTATTCTCCTTATAAGCGCAAGCTTTACGATGGACCTCCTTTGATGCTGTGGGACGGTCCCAACACCTTCGATCACAAGCGTAACCCTATTCTTTACACCAGTTACGTCAAGCTGCCTAATGAACTCTACGGCATAGGCGCAATCGAGGTTATCACAGACCTCACTGAATCCATGAACAAGCAAATCAACATGCTCATGGACAACTGGAACATGGCAATCAACCGCCGTTACGCCTATGACTCGAATGCAGATATTGACCACGAACAGCTTAATCAAGCGAACGTTCCGGGTGGTAAAGTTGCAGTAAACGGTGACCCCTCCAAAGTTATCATGCCTCTTCCATTCTTTACCCCGGCGCAGGGAGACTATGCGGTTCTCGATCTCTACAAAGGTATGATAGAGATGGGTTCTGGTATCTCGGACTTCTATGGTAAGGCTGTTGGAAGCCCAACAGGTAATCGAACTGCTACAGGCATCAATTCTGTCATTAACGAATCAAACTATCGCTTCAAGCTGTTCATTCGGAACCTTGAACTGGACATTCTTCAGCCTATGCTCGCCATGTGCGCGAGTATGATTCAGCAATACATGACCGATCGGGAAGAAGTTCTTATTACGAAGGCTCAAGGCCCGCAAGTCCCGAAGTGGCAAGTCATTGATCCTGAAGCAATTATAGGCAACTATGAATTCAATCTAACGGCAGCTAATTACGCAACCAACAAAACTGTCCGGCAACGTAATCTGATGACATTCGCGCAAATCGCCCAACAAACCCCCTACTGGCGTGCGGGAGAAGGTCTTCGTGAAATCGGAAAGGTCCTCGAAGTTCGTAACATTAACGATCTCATTAAATCGGATCAAGAAGTGCAGATGGAGCAGCAGCAGGCACAGCAGCAACAGATGCAAATGGCTTTCGCAGAAAAGGTCCTTGATACTGAAAGTGCTATCGCTATTGCTGAAAAGTCTGGACAGATTAAAGCTGCACAGGCAGCGCACAAAGCCGGAGGCAAAGGAGGGGGAAGTTCCCCTCCTAAGCCGGCCCTCCACCGTCCCGAAGGCCGACCGGCAGGTGTAAATCACAAAATCCAAATGCGGGGCATCAACGATACCGAAAGTGATACACGCCGTTTTGCACAAGAAATGGGTGGCAACGGTATAGGCTAGGAGCAAAGGCTTGAAAAGACTTACCCAAAGATTTACAAGAATAGTTATGACATTTCTTCTGGGTACTGTTCTTACGGGCCTTGGAAGCTACGCCAATACATTCGTTATGAAACACAATCACGGTGCAATGCCTGTGTGGTGTTTTGATGACACTTGTATTGAAGAAGTAGCTGCTGACCCTCAACATACGCTTCTTACCAAGGACTCCAAATACCCGATACTAGCGGATATTTTTCCAACGTACATAACTATTCCACAAGGTGTTATACTTTCTGGTATAATGAGTATTGGTGATGTCGCAATCTTCGCAGGCCAAGTAATTGTTTGGTATACGGAAATATTTCTACTTTTACTTCCCCTCACACTTCTGTGGGACCTTTTTAGAGTAATTCGGAGAATTTGAATGGATAAAAGTGGGAGGGGGTTTATAGCCTGGTTGGTTGCACTGTTCCCCAGGCCAAAAACCCCTCAGTGGATCGTAGTTGAAGTTGAAAAGCCGGTTCCGGTTCTTGAGCATTCAGATGCAGCAGCTATTGCAAGTTTGAAGGGGCATCCAGGCATCGAGGCACTTCTTAATAGACTTCGATTACAGCAAGTTGCCATAGAGCAACAGATATTGTCTAATCGACATGAGGACCTTGATGATGTCAATTTTTTACTCTCTTGTGTTTTTGGGCTTAGGGCTGCTCAATCTGAAATCCGTAGCGCCACGAAAAATCAAGACAACCGGCGCACAAGGCCCGCTTCCCCAGACGAAATAGAACAGTTTGAAAAGATCAAAAGTGCTATTGAAAGTGTAAGACCTGCACAACAGTAGTACTTGAAATATAGCAAATCCTACAAGGAAAATAATGAATACATTGAATTTTGATGATGCTCCCGGTGGCGATCTTAATTTAGACGACATCTTCGGAGATAGTCAGCCATCGACAACGATGGAACCGCAGCAAAAAGAGCCGCCAGCGCCTGCACTGGAGACAACTCCGCAAAGTACAGAGCCCGTAATCAAGACGAAGACGGGTACTGTGTATAAGACGATGGACGACGCCGTACAGGGCATAGAGCATAAAGATACTCTGATTGCCCAGCTTCGTGAACAGGTAAGACAGCAAACCGGGACAGACCCGCTCGCTGCACGAAAACCTGCACCAACAACTCAGCCGACTGGCCCGAAGAGTTATATTGAGGATCAGGAACAGTACTTTGAGGACATCGCAGATGCGGTTTCCAAGAAAGATACTAAGGCGTATATGGCTACTCAGCAGAAGCTGATTTGGGATAGTCTTGGGCCACTCGCTCCGACTATTACATCGCTCGCTAAGGCCAATGCAGAACGGGTTGTTGTACAAGAGGTTCCCGACTTTAAGGACTTTCTGAATTCTGAGCAGTTTAGTCAGCTTGGTCAGACGAGTC